ATTGTCGTTTGTGATCCGCTCTGCTTACCCATTTTAGTACCCTTCAACTTCTTTGACAAATACCGTTCTGGCGGCCTTCCATCCGTATTTCGGTAACACTTTCTGCCAACCCATTCGCGCACTGGTCATCATGTAGCTACACCCATGTACCAATGCAAACCTATCAACATCTTCCTGCAAATCCATGACTTCTGGAAGTTGGCCCGCAACCACAAAACAGTTTAAATACCGTTTCTGCGGCGCTTCCACGATTTCGGTGATACAAGCACCGAAATCATTCCAGAAAATTTGGTATTTCCCTAATAGCAAACCTTGTCGGACGTCTTCCCATGTGTGGGTATCACCCCCATGAGCCAGCGCTTTCTCGATGCGCCGAATGATTTCGTCCGGTGGCAGGCCGTTAGATGTCTCTTGTTTTACCACTATTTACCGCCGTTGTAACTACCCCTAAATCAGACACCGTTATTTCGTATACAGTGCCATTTGGGGATTCAAGCAAAACACGGGAAATCGATTGATCTTTGGAAACCAAAGGCACGAATGCTTTTCGAATTATGTCAAGAACCTGAATAATATAGGCTTGCGTAATTTCAGCGGGCGGAACTGGAAACTGTATATTCATCTTTGGCCTCCGGGCAACACATCGAATCGTAATTTACCAATCGACCAATCTGCATCTTGAGAGGCTGCAAAACGAATACGAGTTTCACGACCGCTTACGCGAGTATCCATGTATCCATTCGAGCGCATCGTGTACGGGCCAAATGTCGTTTCAGCACCTTCTGGCGTAAATTGTGAATAAAAATTAACGGATAGATTGCTATAACCATGTCCTGTACCGGGAAGCATACTTTGCACATGCAAGGTTTGGTCACCGTCGCCGAGCCCCAACGCCCCGCTTTCCACGTATATCTGACCCACACGCGATGTGCCGTTGTCGGTGTAGCCAGTTTCGTGTTGATAAACGTGGCCGTTTGACGCGCCCATTATTGGATACGTAAAAACTTCCGCTGGTGCCATTGCGCTGCGGGACATAAACCCACGCGCCCACCAATTTTCTTGGTAATTCCATATCACGTAACGGTTGGCTTCCACGTTGCTCGTGGTTGGGTAGAAAAACCAAACCTCTGGGAATACGCCGTTATGCGAAGCATGGATACGGAACGGGCCATAGGAAGGGTCCATTTCTGCAAAAATATCGTTGAGAATAGGGCAGTCTAATGGCTGGATAAACCCACCAGAATAAATCTGAAACCCATTCCGCGTGAGCCAGACGGCTTTACCGCCAAACGTCGCTACGCCGTCTGGGTGCAACATCTGGGTTGTGCCAAGATTTTGAAACCCATAAATATATGGCGTTCCTACGTATTGGGCTAAAAAAGCATCCGTCATTGAAAAAATAAGCACGCCTTCGCGAACTTTTACGCCTTTAAGCAAAGGGGTTCGCCCCGGAAGGTCTTGAAACCCTGCGGTATTTGTCGTCGAAGAAAAATTCCAATCGGTGTAATCTTCTCTTGAAGACCACGCAACGCGGCGGCTTGATCCACCGCCACCGCCTTGACCAATTGCCATTACATGCCGTTCATCCGTTACCAGAACAGCGTTGTTGGAAGTTGGGGCAGCGGTGATAACGGTTGGCGCAACCGTCGGGGTAGATGACGTATAATAAAACAAACGACCGTCGCTGGTCGCGGTCAAAATAACGTCTTCGCCCCAATTTCCAAAAGTCCAAAACGAATAAGTCGTCGTTAAAGTTGACGGTGTTGTTCCTGTTTTTCCGTAAACACCTTTACCATAAAGCCCAGCCCCGTATGAAGCGGCAAGCGTTGACGAAAAAGGTGTAAAACCCGTTGGGGTAATGTCGGTGTAGCTACTATCCGTGTAAAGTTTTGAGTTCGTACCGATTAACAATTTTCGGGCGTTATTGTTATCGCGCCACATGTGAATTTTGCGCACAACGGTATTTAATGCGGCTGTCGTAAGCTGCGTATTGCCTTTGACGGGCATCATTGAACCGGATTGCCAGCGTACTAAATTCGAATCCCACCACGCGCCCGGCGTATCGTAGGGCGTGTTATTCCGTTCTAAACCGGGTGGGAGTTGGATGGGTACTAAGGTCATTAGGACCAAGCCTCGCTATTCCATAACTTCGCTTCAGCAGTTCGCCGGTTCACAAGCCCTTGCAGTACCTTACCGCCACCGTGTATCCAACGAACAAGTTGGTCAGGTACGGCATCATAGGCACCTGCGTTTAAACGGGACAAAAGCGTAGAAGCATTAAGGCTTTGCGCACCGAGGTTGTACGTAAACGAACATAACGCATCGAATTGGTCTTGGTTTAAAGGCACCGTGACGGCGGTTTCGACTTGTTTGGCAAATTCCGCAAGATCGTCAATTAGCATTTTCGATGCCGTAGCTTCGGTGACAAATTTTACACCAACGTCTGCGCGGGTAACACTTTTCGTGTGACCATAACCTATGGTCGGCACGTTTGCCGGGCATAGGTAGGCGGTGGCCCGAAAGCCTTCAAAATACTTAATCAGATCAACGCCATTGTCAGAAACTTGCATTAAATTTCACTCAACTGGAAGTTCTTTCAAGGGTCGCTACACGCACGCGAAGTTCTTGAATTTCTTTAATAAGCATTGGGACTAATTTACTAGGGTCCACTGCCCACATATCTTCTTCAGCGCGACCCTTAGTAACCGCTTCGGGCGCGACTAATTCAAGTTCTTGCGCGATAACGCCGTATCGGCTACGCGTATTATCGACTCGCCAATCAAACTGACGGATTTGAATAGCGTCAATTAAATCGGAAGCAGATGGTGCAGGTTGAATGTTGGTTTTTAAACGTTCATCCGAAGAAGTATTGAACGAAGTGGTAGACGCACTGGTGCTAACAGAGCCGACACCACCGTTACCGTTTCTAAAGATAAGCTGGTTGACACCGCCGGTCCCACCAGCAATCAGAGTCATAACGTTATTGTTGGTTCCATAAGCCACCGAACTAAGCGTAAGAGCAGACAAATCGTAAACAGTAGCGATATTCATCATTACGCGACCGGTATACTCAATCCGCATTTTTTCTGTGCTATTTACATAGAACAGCGTCGGGGCCGTTGCGCTATCGTTATAAATAATACGCGAGTACGCTGTGCCGCTTGAGTAAGTTGTTCCAGCAGAGTTATCAATCGCAAATTGAAACGAACCGCCCGTGTTATTGGCGGTTAATTTTGCCGAGTTGGTACCCGTCGTAGATGTTGCGGAAATCGTGGCCGTCGCCGCCTTAACGTCCAAAGGTACCGAAGGAACACCCCCAATACCGACGTTGCCGCCATTTGGTTGGAGTGCAAGGTCGTAATTTGTCGCGTAATTATTGTACGCACGACTTTGAATCCATGTTTGGCCCGCTGCGTACACGCCTATATCCAATGCGGTACTACCGCCGCGCACACGGTTTGTAATGGCGGTATCCGTTGTCCCCGTTGTTGCGGGGGTACCAGTCGTCGCGGAATAAACGGTAAGAGTACCTTCCCCAGTTATTGTCGTTCCAATCCCTACGTCGCCCGCGTTGCTAATCGTCATCGCAGTCGCAAGCGTGTTTGCAGTCGAACCACTTGACCCCGCAGCGGCAGTATTAAAATTGATTGAACCCGAACCGCCGGTCCCAGTACCGTTGCCCGCACTAATTGTTATGTTGGCACCGGCGATATTTGTACCAGTGCCATTGGCCCCACGTAAAGTTCCGGCTACGGGAGAGGTTCCGGCATCAGAAGACCCAACTACAGTGGTTCCCGAAAGAAGTTTGTTTGAAAGCGTTTGGGTTGCGGCCAACCCAACCAAAGTATCCGATACATCCGGCAAAATGTATGTGCGGGTCGTACCAGTGGTGATCGACGCCGCGTCAAATTGGGCAATTTTTGTCGCGTCGGTGTTGTCTTTGATATAAAAAAGATTGTCGGTAACGGTAACGGATTTACCCGTGTGATTGATCGCAACGGCTGTACCGGCAGCGGCAAAAATGCCGTCAAGGGTATCCAAATCGGTGTTGAGATGCCCACCCCATGCGTCGGTATCGGCACCAACTTCAGGTTTTATAAGGGAAAGGTTGGTAGTAGTTGTATTTGCCATTTAAGCGACCTTTTGCCACATATCGGTTCCATTAGATAATATAGTCCACGACTGGGACGACACAGATTGGTTTTGCCAAGTGTCCGTCGTTCCCGGTTGCGGCTCCCACAAAAATCGTGCGGTCGCAGAAGCTGAACTTACCGCCGAAGTAGATGCGTTAGCCACAGTTACAGTGCGTGCAGTCGCAGTGGCTACAGATACCACATTTGTTGCGCCAGACGCAAGATAGATTACTCCCGCAAGAACCGAAGCCGTAGAAGTTGAAGTGGTAGCCGCGCTGACTAGGGTAATCGTTTTTGCGTTGATCGCCGCCGTATCTTTTGCTTCTGTTGCAGCCAGCGAAGCTGACGTAGTGGCGCTAACCGTTACGGAGGCTGTATCTTTCGTATCCGTCGCTGCGAGCGAAACCGACGCAGTGATACCGGCTGTTATTGAAACCGAATCCGGCGTATCGGTCGCAGCCAATGAAGCCGACGCAGGGGCGATACTCGCGGCTATAGCCGCCGTATCGGTCGCCTCAGTCGCAATAACCTGAATAACTATATTACCGGTTGCGTTGACTGTTATCGCCGCCGTATCGGTCGTCTCGGTCGCGGCGAGCGAAGGCGACGCAGTGATACCCGCCGAAATAGAAGCCGTATCTTTCGTTTCAGTCGCGGCAAGCGAAGCCGACGTGGTGGCGTTAACCGTTACGGAGGCCGTATCGGTCGTTTCTGTCGCGGCAAGCGAAGCCGACGCAGTGATACCGGCTGTTATCGCCGCCGTATCGGTCGTCTCAGTCGCAGCAAGCGAAGCCGACGCAGTGATACCGGCGGTTATCGAAGCCGTATCTTTCGTTTCTGTCGCGGCAAGCGAAGCCGACGCAGTGATACCTGCGGTTATTGCCGCCGTATCTGGCGTATCCGTCGCAGCAAGCGAAGCTGAAATTGAGGAGATAACCGTATACGTAATGATAACAGCACCTTGTGCGCCATTACCACCATTGCCGGATGTACTTGATGAACCGCCACCGCCGCCGCCGCCGCCGTAGTTACCGGCAGACGTTCCTGCTCCTGCGATACCATTACCCCTACTGTTACCACCGCCACCACCGCCACCGCCACCAGAACCAGCAGTTCCTCCAGCGGTTATGGTGTATTCAGTACCCGCACCACCCGCACCGCCTATTCCAGCAGCGCTAACATCGCTTAAACCACCACCGCCACCGCCACCCGCACCATTTGCGCCAGCATTGCCTGCGCCGCCCGAAGATGTTCCCCCAGTGCCCCCAGCTGCGCCGGAATAACTTAAACCTCCGTTACCACCCGCACCTGCAGCAGTAGCCGCTGACGCCGTTCCTACACCACCAACACCGCCGCCGCCGCCGCCACCTGATCCGGCATTGGCTCCAGAAACGCCGCCAGCCCTGCCAACGCCTAGACTGCTACCGGCAGACCCACCGCCAGCGCCACCCGATGAATTAGTGGTACTACCTGTGCCGCCAGCGCCACCTGCAACGGTTGTTACACCAATCGCGCCAGTGGTTGATCCACCACTTCCGCCACCGCCACCGCTGCCAGCAAAAGTACCCGCTTTAGCAAGAGCGCCATCAGTAGACACTGTTGGGGCAGAGTTCGCAGATTTATTAAACCACGTCTGACCGCCCGTTGTACCGTTAGTAGCGTTTGCCGTAGCGCCCGTGCCACTAGCGCCGATAGAAATAAATGCGGATGAGATACCAGAAAGACTAACCGAAGACGACGACCAACCGCCACCCCCACCGCCGCCGCCGCCATTACCAACAGTGCTGGGACGTGAACCACCACCGCCACCACCGATGGCAATAACGGTTACGTTGACGGTTGTGTCAAGGTCAGCGGGTACGGTCCAACTTGTGCCGGAGGTAAGGAGTACGGTTTTAGTTGCCATTACGCGACCCCTACACCATTAGGGTCTACGAAACTCGTACCATCCCATAACCAATCAATATCGCACATAACGCCATCTGGGATGTTGACCAGATACGTTCCATCAGGCGCGATGTCCGTGGCGGCGTCAGCAACAATTTTGTTCACGACTACATTCGTAATCGTGTCAACAACTGCTGCTGCCATTGGGTAGTCCATCAGCTAATCCCCTTACGCTGAAGCAATGCACCGCCGAAGAGGTTTACCCGCGTTTACCCGTGGGTGATTGTACCCGCCGTAACCTGCACGGTCTGACCAGAAGAAATAGCGGTGGAGTTGATGGTAATATCGCCGCCGCTTGTCGCAACCGTCAAACCCGAAACAATCACCGTGCCCGCGTTGTTGCGGAACTCTGCCAAAGCAGCGGTGCCGGTAGCCGACGCCGTTGCTGACAAAGGCACGCCAGAAAGCGTGAAGATGTTACCAGAAACGGTACCCGGCGTAGCCGAAAGTGTAATCGTTGCCAAAACACCGGTTGCGCCTGAAAGCGCCGAAGTGCCAATGACCAACGACCCCGCCGTAGCCGTACCCGTCGAGGCAGCGGCCACCTTGGTCGCAATCAAATCCGCAACGAGCTGCATCCGGTTGGTTTTAAGTGTACTTGCGTATGTAACAGCCATTTTATATCACCTTTATCAAGTTAAAGTTACAGACAATTGCCCCGACGAAATTTGCAAAACATCGCCGATACTGATGGTTTTCGAAGAAGTCAACGCCGCCGTGACAAGTTGATTTCCTGAAGTAGCCGCGTCGTAGATCGCGCAATGGGTGATTGTTCCCCATGCACTTGTTGCGGCAGACCATTGTAGGGTAGCCGTATTCGTCGCGACATTACTGGAAATAGTAAACGTCGCACTTTTGCGCGAATATGCGCTGCCCGTCGTTGAAATTTCTGTGCCGCCAGATAACGGATCACCGACAAACAAAGCGACGTATAACGTCGAAGGCTTGGTATACGTGGTCGAACCAAGCAAGTGCCCGATCAATGCGTTGTCCGTGTAAGAAGTGAATGGCATTATAAAAACCCTCTTTTACGAGCTACTAACTGCGTACTCGGACGCATCGCCCGTTCGCTTTCCAACATCACTGCGTCTATTACTTGCTGACGAGCGGCCATCCATACCTGCATATTCACGGTGTCTTTAAGATACGGAGCCGCCTCAAGCAGGGTGGAATAAAGGTACAAATCAGGAGACTTGGTGAGCAGCCAATTTGTCGTTTGTGATCCAGAAAGTGCTGGGATTTTTTGGTAATACGTCAGGATAATATCAGTGTTGCCGGGCGGGGCAGGCAGAAGCTCAAACGCGCCGTCGATTATCGTATAATACCGCACGAGGCCAGTAATTTTGTTGGCTTTGAGAACTTTTGCCTCAAGAGGTCCAATAAACGCCAACGATTGTTGCGGCCCGATATTGGACATATTCAGCTCTAACGAGTAGTTTTCAAGAAAATCACTCGGAACAGCCACAAATTCATTTGTGGTAATCGCTTCAGCGCGGATAAGCATATCTCGCGTACGCAGTTCGCGGTTCAATTTCGCTTCTGCAAGCGTGATAAAGGTAGTCACTGACTGCGTAATCTCTGGGTTATTTACCCAGTCAATGACTGCCTGCTGAAGTTCACTGTAGGTCGTGATAGCCATGTATTACGACTTCGTGTTAGAGAGCACAGGGGAGCGAACGGCTTGCGACGTTGGATTAGTGTTGTCA